TCAACTGATGCCCGTTTAGTCGGCGTCAAAATCCACTACACAACCGATGCGGCTAACGATGCGTAATAACGATGGCTAAATTCGGATACAACACACTGGGGTTTGGGTCAGGCTATTCGGCGGCTGCGGCTGCCAGTTGCGATTACATCGAGGCGACTGGTGGTGATGGCGCGGATGGTGTTGAGGATGGCAATTACAAGTATCACGTTTTTAATAGCACCGGCACTTTTGAAGTAACCTGTGCACCTGCAAGCGGGGCAACGGTTGAATACCTAGTGATTGCTGGCGGTGCTGGTGGGGGAGAGGGTTATTATGGTGGTGGAGGCGGTGCAGGGGGTTATAGATGCAGTTATAATGGCGAAACATCAGGGGGTGGCGGCTCGTCGGAAAGTGCATTAACCGTAACTGAATCGGAGTACGATATAATTGTTGGTGGGGGCGGGGCGGGGAGTACAACCCAGTCGGATGATGCAACTAACGGGTCAGATAGTACATTTTCAACAGTAACATCAACAGGTGGTGGTGGTGGCGCAAGCCGAAGCAGTGGCAATGGTGCTGCTGGTGGGTCAGGTGGTGGCGGTTCATTCACATCCACAAGCGGTGGTGCAGGAACAGCCAATCAAGGGTATCGCGGCGGGGGTGTAGGAACAGCGGCTAGATATGGACATGGTGGAGGTGGAGCGGGTGCAACAGGAGGGGATAACGCTGGTACACCAGCTTGGGGTGCTGATGGTGGCGTAGGTGTTGAGTCAGCCATAACCGGCGAGATGGAAGACCCTGTATTTCGTGGTGGAGGTGGAGCGGCTGGGCCTAATTCAACCGCTGGCTCATGGAGCGGTGGTGATGGTGGTGGTGGTGGTAGTGGTTATGGGTCACCGCCAACAGCAGGAGCAACAAATACAGGTGGCGGGGGTGGGGGTGGCTACGGGAACGGAACAGATGGCGCATCGGGCGGTTCCGGAATCGTCATTATCCGCTATCAATATCAATCTGGCGACCCCCCCGGCCCGTAATAATTATGGCGCACTTTGTTGAAATTAATGAGGACGGAATCGTGCTGCGAGGAATCGTGGTTAGTAATTCAGACACGGCTGATGCGGACGGCAACGAGGTCGAAGGTATTGGAGCAGAGTTCTGCAAGAAGTTGTTGGGCGGCAAGTGGGTGCAAACCAGCTACAACAATAACATCAGATATAACTACGCTGGCATTGGGTATCACTATGATAAGCAAAAGGACGCCTTCATCGCTCCGCAACCTTACCCAAGCTGGCAACTGGACGAGAATATGCGGTGGGAGGCTCCGGTTGAAATGCCGACTGACAGTGAATTTTATAGTTGGGATGAGGCGAACCTTGAATGGGTTGAGCGGGAGGAGAATGACTAATTTAACAAGGATTAATCGGGTGGGTGCTAATTGAATTAGATAAATGAAAAAGACATTGATCATCATCGGGTTGCTGGGGGCAATCGCCTTGAACGCAGCAGAGCGTTATGTGCCAGAATATCTAAAGCAGATTTCTGTAACAGTTCGTGCGGACGGCTCGGAGGGCAGCGGCAGTTTGTTCGTTCGCAAAGTGGACGGCAAGGATCGCGTGTTTTGCTGGAGTGCCGGTCATGTGGTGGCTTCGCTTCGGCACGAAGAGGAACGCCTGAAGGACGGTAAGCCAAATAAAATAATCATGTTCGACGATCCGAAGTTGGTGCGCGAACTACGCAATGCTGACGGACGCCGCACAGGCGAGGTGATTGTGGATGCCAGAGTCATCCGATATTCGCCGGCCAACAAAAATGATTTAGTGCTGCTGATGGCGTTGTCCGAAGACTTCAAGGCGGAAGCGACCACGGAGTTTTACAGTGCAGCGGCGAAGTTGCACCGCATCGGTACGCACCAGCATCACATGGGTTCGTTTCTAGGATCGAGTGGAGCCGCGTCCTACTCGGATGGCGTAATTTCAGCACACGGGCGGATTTTGTTTAAGGTGGATTTTTGCCAGACATCTTGCGTGGCGTATCCCGGCAGCAGTGGCGGCCCGGTGGTGGATGACGATGGAAAATACACGGGGATGTTAGTCCGCGGCGCGGGTAGTGACTATAACCTTACGGTTCCAGTTCGCCGGATGTGGAAGTGGACGAAGGATAACGGCATCCTCTGGAGCATGGACGCGAGTAAACCGATCACGATGAAAGAGATCGATGCGCTGGACGTTGAAGGACCGAGCGAGTCCGGCGGCGCGGGCAATGGCTACCACAAGGAATTCCCTTTTCAACTGAGGGTGCGGAAAGCGGGTGGATTGGTGCGGAAAGCGGGTGGAGAAATACAGTAATGAAAATGATAGACCTCAATGATGTGAAGACGATGTTCGCTGCCGGGATTGGCAGCGGGAATTGGATTCTTGAGATTGACACAGTGTTGCACGTTTTAATTAGCGTGGCTTCGCTGGTCTACATCGTTCTGAAAATCAAACAACTGATAACCAAGGATAAAAAATGAGCGAGTTAACGAAAACTCAAGATTCCGTATTAAACGGATTGGTGCGTCACATCCTTACTGCTGGCGGCGGCTACCTGGTCGCCAAGGGTATGATCGATGAGGGCGGCATGGAAACCGTGGTCGGTGCGATTATCGCATTGGCCGGAGTAGTGTGGAGTGCGCTTGCCAAGAAGAAAGACTGATGTGGTTGAGTCTCCTAAATGCTCTCAATGCGGTGCCGAAAATTCTTTCTGCACTTCAGCATATCGGGGACGTAGCCACGGCACAAATGGCTCAACGCCGAATGGAAAATAAAAATGAAGAGGTTGAGGATATTATCGCTAGGGCTACTGCTCGCCGTGAACAACGGATGCTTGAGCGTGAAGCTGAACGGATTCTCCGAGATAGCGGCGAGGAATGAAATTGGGATGGAACATTGCACCGCCACACCCGAAGGGACTGAGGTTATCCGCCAACTGGGAATTTATATTAATGAATTGGAACGACAGATCGAAGGAGCAAACTAATGCCTGACATTACTAAAGGAAAAACATTTACCAGTGGCGAAACTGTGACCGCTAGTGAGATGAACTCGCTGATCGATGACGCTGTTATAAACTCGTCCGCCATTACCGAATCAAAGATCGCAGCGGGCGCGGTGACGAATACGAAGATTGCTTTATCCGCCGCCATTGCGCTTGATAAACTTGCCAGTGGCACCGATGGGCAGGTTCCGATTTGCAGTGCAACAGGGGCGCCCACCTATGTGGCATTGACCGGCGATGTGACGGTTGACAATGCGGGCGAAACAACCATAGGTGACACTGTGGTGACGCTCGCCATGATTGCCACTGCCACGGAGGGCGATATTCTCTATTTTGGTTCAGAAGGAGTGGTTGCCATCTTGGCCAAGGGCACAGATGGTCAGGTTCTAAAAATGAACACCGCCGAGACGGCTCCGGAGTGGGTTGCGGTTGCTTCGACTACTGGGACTATCCTTGGCACATCGTATTACGATACAGCGACAACCTATACACCGACAACTTCCTACGCGGACATTGATGCAACAAATGTCAGTGTGGATTTCACAGCACCAGCAAGCGGAAACGTGCTGGTGAGGGTGGAATGTGCTGCCCACTCATACGGGGCGGACAACTCCGTGTTGTGGTTGCAGTTGAGCGATGGCACCAGCGCAATTGCCAACACTTCGCGGGTGATTGCATATAGCGACGATTCGGGCGGGGCGGACTGGACCTTTAATCGGGCAATCTCAACTTGGAAACTGACCGGGCTTTCTGGGGCATCAACAGTTACCCCACAATTCAAGTATTCTGAATATTCAGGATACAGCATTTATGCAGGGGCATTCACCTCTAGCCGTGCCCTCGATGGAGGGGCAGTGGTTATCGAGGTAATCGAGTTATGAAGTTGAGAAACACACAATCGAGACATGACTAAATCAAGCATAACACAATTTGTGGCGGATAAACTCCAGAAGAGTGATTCCGATTCGCTCATCATGATCAAGAGTTTCATTGATCGCCGGTACGAGATGATCTGGGACTCCGGGCTTTGGCGCGAAACGCTCGGCACCACATCCTACACGGTTGCGATTGATACTGAAGAGGTGACGCTAAACAGCACGGTACGTTTCCCGGTTTCGGCGGCCTGGGATGAAAAGGAAATGGTCCCGATAAATTTTGAGACAGTGTTCCAGCTTAACCCGGATTTACTGGACGGATCTGGTACGCCGGCGAATTATATTGTGCTGCCGAATGATTCCAGCGGGAACGCGGTGATCCGTTTAGTCCGAAAACCTGACACGGAGAAAACCCTACTGGTGCTGGGCAAGCTGAAGGTGACCGAGATGGGCGACACAGATTCCCCGCGGATAAACGGCATCGACAATGCCCTGCTGGCTTATGTCGAGGCGGACATGCTGGAACATGTGCGGCAGTACGGAAAGGCTCAGGTTAAGCAGCAGGAGGCTGCCGGTCAGATGGCGCTGGTGAGGGATTTGGAAACCGTGCAATCGGCGCGGGTGAGCAAGTTGATACCGGAAATGGCTGCGATCTGGGACGTAAATGATTTTGAGTAGGAGAAAACAGACATGCCAATAATCAAAAAGAACCCAAAGCAAACGAAGTATGGCGGGAAAGTGAAAACCCATAGAACCGCCTCAGCCGCGAAGGCGTACAGTAAGAAAATGAAGAGGAAGAAGTGTAAGTAATGCCTGTAAACTATAACGATAGTCTGGATGATCGGCTGGCTTTTGATGCCTGTCTCACGTTTGTGGGAGGGCAGGTATCGAATGTCCGGGCTAACCTATTGGACCCGACCCAGTATTCCGAGGGACTCAATGTGGACATTGATCGGTTCGGGGCAGTGGCTACCCGGCGCGGATCGAAAAGGGAACTAGGCGGAATACTGGATGACGCATGGGAAGACGTGTCCACCAACTGGGACGCATACAGCGACTTGTGGACCGGCGATAGTGATGCTTCCGCGGACGGGATCGGGTACTTTGACACACCGGCCCCGATTGAGCAATTGATTGGCGTCACCGGCGGCAAGGTTTACAAAAACGCAAATGCAATCTGGGAGGAAGTCAGCGGTTACACTCCAGTCAGCGGCGCTAATGTTGAGATGGCTCAACTGGTGGATAAACTTTACCTGACGGATGGCACAAATAATGTGCGCAGTTACAACGGCACCGCATTTACTGACGAGGGAACCGGAACCGGTCACCCGCCAATTTGTAAATACCTCATCACCCACACCAACCGGCTCTTTGCTGCCGGCGTGGGTACAGTGCCGGACGCACTTTATGCATCTGATCTCATAGACGGATCCGCCTGGGACAACGTGAATTTTCAAATTCGGGTGGGTGGTTCGGTGGGTGACCCCATCACCGGATTAGCAAGCTGGATGGGGCACACGCTAGTGGTGTTCAAACAGCGTTCCTGTTTCGCCGTGACCACCGACCCGCAAGCCGCCACGGCGAGCCTGTGGACCGTCGAGAATATTGACACGAAAATCGGGTGCGTCTCTCACCGAAGCATAGCTCAAGTAGGATCGGACACATTTTTCCTCGCACCCGACGGAATACGCACAGTGAAAAGCATTCTTGAAGGTGCCGGCAGGGCAGTGAGTGAACCGATTTCCATCGGCATTCAGGATGTGATTGATACGATAAACTGGAACGCCGCCATCGATAAGGCAGCCGGATTTTTTTGGCGGAATCATTACGTTCTCAGTATCCCAACCGGGAGTTCTACTGAAAACAATAAGTGTATAATTTACAACACCGTAACCAAGAGTTTTGTTGGCACATGGGATTGGGATGCCACGCAGTTTACCGCAACCGCATTTAACGGGGAAGTGCGGCTGGCGTTCTCTACGGAGTCGGGGAAGGTAATGTTTTTCCAAGACCACGTTAAGGAGGCGAGTGAAGTCGCCGCCACTTACCAGGATGACGGAGTGGATTATGAGTCCCACATTTTGACCCGCGGATTATCGTTTGGTCAGCAGTTCAACGAGGTGCTGCCCAATCATGCTGAACTGGAATTGAAACCGGCATTAGCGGAGAGGGTTAACATTCGTGTCTCACTCGACGAAGGCGAGGAGTCGGTGGTGAACCAGAACCCGATCAACACTGAAACCGGGTCGGTCACACTGCCCTTCACCCTGCCGGTTACTTTCCCGGCAACCGTGCCGATTCGCAGATCATACAATTTAATCAACAAAGGCCCATGCCGTGAGATGCAATTCAAGGTGAGGACCGATGCCGGCAAGATGCATTTACGCGCCGTTCGCGCCAGCGCCTATGTAAACACAATCGATCAGGAGACATGAGTGGATCTAATCATAAAATGGCTGAGGTCATTAAGTTCATCCGGGCGGCGGACCGGAAGGGGTTGTGTTTTGGCGGATGGCCCGATTCTATTTTGGAAATTTACCTCGGCTGGCACCATCAAAATGGAGGTCTCGTTTTGGTCGAAGAACAGGGTGAGTTGGTCGCGGTGGCGGTTGGGACGAAGATGCTTGAAGATGACATCGATAAGCACTGGGTTCCCTGGAACGAAGATGGAGACAGTTTATATTTCTCGGACATGTTGGCGACGACGAGACGGGGAATGGCGGCGTGTGTCGATGAACTCGATAAGCGTGTCAGGGGATGGAAAGAATTGAAACTGTTCGCGATCCGGCACGGAAAGAAAAAGCGACTCCAGCGCAGGGTATTTGAGAAGTTATGGTCCGCGGCATAGTAAAAGGTGGGCAACGGTTTGAGCATAAAGTTCCAACCGCCAACATTGAGATGTTGGAACCGGGTTTGCCGGTGGGAGTTTATTTTGGGGTGGCGTTCCACCGGTGGAAGAAGTTGGGACCGTGTGTGTGCTGGGTTTTACCGCACCAACCGGGAGTGTGCGAGGTGTACATTGCGGAGTGGGAAGGCGACTTGTACGGGGAAGAACTTGAGGTGCGCGACTTGAGATCAGTCGGCAAAGAAGAAATGAAAAAATTATATGATAGGGCACTGAGCGATGAATAAATTAATGGATCAATGCATGGAGGCGGCCAAGCAAATCACTGCCGCAAAAAGGGAACGCTATTGGGCAGCCGCCGAGGCCACCTGTAAGGGCACCCCGCCACCCGCACCAGATTACTCCGACAGTGCCGCCAAAGGCATCGTGGCAGACATCTCCACCCTGCCCGCCCGCAAGATTATTGAGGCCGCCGCCAAGGCCGGCACCAAGGGGAGTGTCACGATAAACGGCAAGGTCATCCCGTATGACTTCACCGGAATTGGCGATCTTCAGCAGCAGAAGATTGATCTTGAGGCGATGACGGAATCCGCCGATGCCATTGCCAGAATGTCACTCGATATTCAGCAACGCTACGGGAAGGACATGAACCTTGAGCAACTCAAACGCATCAAGGAAGCGGATCCAGTGGGCTGGGAGGTTCGTCAGAAACTAGCCCAAACCACACTTGAAGAATTATCTGCCGGCAGAGAGTTAGGCGCGGCAGCCGGCAAACAGGTTGAGGCGAGCGTGAGGGGCGCACAATCGGCGCGGGGCAACATCTATGGTGCCGCCAACATCGGCCAGGAGGCGTTAGCCAAGTTTGATGCAGGGCAACGCCTGTTAACGCAAAGAATGTCACAGGCTCAAGCCTACGCGCTAGGAACACCCATTACGGCTCAGTACGGAGCTATCAGTGGAGCGCAGCAGGGTGCGGCGAGCTTTGCGCCCATGCAGTTGCAACGTGGCATTGGGGTCAACGCAAATGCCGGCGCCCAGGCCGCCCAATTCGCAAGCAGCAATTACAGCACCTACGTTCAAGGAATGGCGAATCAATCTAATCCCTGGATGGAAGGTTTGGGGGTCGTCGCCGGGATTGGGGCAGGAATGGCAACTGGCGGCACAGGACTCTTTGCTGCTGGAGGTTTGTTGACGCCAAAACCGTAGGGGAATAAAGGGGAATAAATATTATGCCTAGAAAAAGTTCATTTCTGATGGGGTTTGAAACAGGTTCAGACCTGTACAGTAAACATGCGCAATTGAAGTTACAGAAGGATGCTGCGGACATGCGGAAGCAGAAGTTTGAGGAAGACATGAAGGAGGCTCTTTATCGGCGTGAGCAGAGAGGAATAGAAACTGCTAATCTGAAGAAATCTACGGCGGCGTTCGTGGTGTGGACTGGCGCGATAAAGGAAATCGATTTGGATTCCGGTAAAGACTCAGAGGCATGGCGTAAGTACAACGATGCGGCAGATACCGCACTCGCAAATGGGATTGGCCTGAACCCTGGTGTTCTTGAGCAATATACAAACGCAAGGGCGGGGCTTACGGAAAGATACGCCTTGATGAGACGTGCTAAGGCGAAGGGCAACGCCGTCGCTCAAGATAGCGTGATCGAAGATGCTAATCTGAAACAGTTTACAACAGACGCAGGATGGGTAACGAATCTTAATAGCTCAATGGGCACCAGTTTCGACCCCACACCGGAGTCAATAGAAAAGGCTAGAACGCTGAATGCAAGCATTAAGACATTTGAGCTAAAGTTGTCCAAGGGATTGATTGATCGTGATGACTATGAGCTTTTGGATTTCGCAAGCAGGTTTCCGGGTAATGCTGAAAAACTTAACCGGGTTTTTGATAATGCCGAGATTGTATATGCCGGAACGGTGAAGGCGCAAGAAACTGCCCAGGCTCTTTCTGAGAGAAAGGCTAGATTCGGCCAAACCATTACGCAGCAAAATGTCACCCACGCCGCCATCGAGAAACGGATGACCGAGAAGGAGGCTCGCTTGTACGGCATGTTGCCAGATGACAGGAAGAAGGAGATATTAAAACTGTATCAGTATGCCAGAACAAACAAGGTAGTAGCTGAGTCCATTGACGGGAACCTGAAATATAATCAACTCAAGAATGTGGTCAATCGGGCAGAAACAATCAAGACAGGTCCAGCGGATATTGCGATCATTCAACAATTTATGAAAACTCTGGATCCCCGAAGTGCCGTCCTTCAAGGGGAGCAGGAATCTGCGCAAGCTGCCGGAGGGTTGATGCAGAAGGTTCTCAAGAGTGTGGACAAATTAAAGAGCGGGCAGTTCTTGAGTCAGGACATGAGGGAAGATTTTCTGTCGGTTGCCAGATGGGCAAACAATGCCTCAATCGCAGCGGGGCGAGCCGGCGTGAATCAATACTCAAAGCAGACTGAAGACGTTCTAGGGGTTAGACATGAGTTCCAAAGCATTCGCGATGAGATCGGTCATGGTGATTGGGTTTACACAAACAAGGGTCTTTATGAAACGGCGATAAGGCAGGGAAGTCTTCACGATGGTGATTCGTTCTCGTACCCGGATCCCGACACTCCCGGCGGATTGATTGAGGGGACATATTCGGCCCCCGTCGAGCAACCTGAATCCCCTGCCACGCCGGCACCATCCGTACCAGAAGGCGCCGTGTACGAAAGCATGGATCAGGTAAATAAAGCGCGGAGGGACGGGACGATAAAGCCAGGGGATCTATATTTTATCAAAGGACCGGACGGGACTGTTTTGCAGCTATACGCAACCGAGGACGGCAAGCCGCCAACCGGGGAAGACAAGGAAAGTCCTGAGCCGGTGGCACCGCCCTCGGCATCAGCCCCACATATCCCAAGGGATCCTGTTGCTCAAAGAGCAATGGAAGACCACCAGGGAAGGCTGGAAGAATACGCACGAGATCAAGAAGCCCTCCGCCGCGAAGGAGCCGAAGCACCAGTTATCCAAAAACCCTCGGTCAGTTCGTTGGGTGAAGTGCCCCCTGCACCCGCCCCAGATGACGTTGGCGGCATGGAGGGTTTGAAGAGGGGATTCGTGGATCTATTCAAGGAGGAGACTCCCCCTGCATCCGCCCCTGAAGAAAGCTCGGAGGCGAGAAAACTATGGGAGAAGGATAAACTTCCAGAGAATCCTGGACCTGACGACAACGTCTTGGGACTGAGTTATGTTGGAAAAACCATTACCGTAAGAGGTGAGAAGTTCACGGTATTGGAGGGTGGCAGGAATGGAGTGCTTGTGAAGGATGCGGAAGGGAATGAGTATTATATCTCAAATAATGAACTCCCTAAAGAAACAGCACCACCAGTACCGAAGGATAAATAATTATGCCTTTACCCCCAATTTACGATCCGTTCGGGACAACCAACCGTAGCCCAAGGGTAGCCGCGCCCATTCCCCAGCTCCCTCCAATTTACGATCCGTTCCGGACAACTAACCGTGCCCCGGCAACAGCCGCGCCGATTCGTGATCCGTTCGGCAAACCTGAACCAGCCAGACTCATTCAGCCCCAACCAGGGCGTGTTATCTCTCCTCATCAACGGTACGAGCAAGCACAGAAGGAAGGGCCAGACGCACTGCTGAAATTCCGAAAGACGTTAATTGCAGAGACGGGTATGGCAATTAACCAAAAATTATCCAAGGGGGAAGCCTACCAGTTTAAGTCTGGCCGCGAGGCTGATATGTATTTTGATGCAATGGAGGCAGTCGATAAAGATTGGTTGTCCGGGGAAAACCTTTCGCACGTTTGGAATGGTCTGAGAATGATGGGTCAATCAGTGTTGATGGATCCGGTTATTTCCGGGTCCGTTGATACAGCAGGGCGGACAGGTTTGGCAGTCGCCTTGAACATGAACGATGAAGTCAACAAAACTGCAAAAATCAACAAACAGTTTTCCAAGATAATATCAAGAGTGGACCGTGCATCATTAAGGAAGCCCACCGGATCCGTGACAAGGGATGATTGGCATGGAAATATCGAAGACTCGCTATCTGCCCTTTATCTGCAACAGGAGCGCGAGGTCATGGAGAAGGTCGGAACTTTTGCGCTGCAAGACATAACGAAAGGTGTGCTTTCAGAGGTTCCCAAATGGTTGCAGACCGACATGTCAGAATCACTTATCGCCGGTGGGGATTTTGACGCCAGGGATAAGTCTTCCAGGGACCTGGCTATCAGGGCGACGATTGGGGCAACGAAATTGATCGGTGAGCGTTATGTGAAGAAGGCGCGGGCGATCCTTACCCCAGAGCAACGGAAGCAGTTTGATAAACTTAACCCAAAGAGTATGCGGGATATTTTTGACAAACCGACAAGAGATTTAAGTAAGGAGGGACTTCTCGACAATCTTTGGACTGGGGCCAAGTCGTTTGCTAAAGCCCAGTGGAAATCGGAGGTGCCCATCGGCCCCGCTAGCGCACTTGCAACAACGGCAGAAGCAGCAACCCGTGCCGGCTTCGATATTCAAATGATTCTTGCAATGGCTGGAGACACTGAGGAAGACCAGCTTCAAGGCGTTGCCGAGTACAAGCTGAATCACTATCTGGAAGAGCAAGCGCAGTCTTATTGGCTCAAGCAGAAGAGTATCGGCGCCCCGAAGGTCGGAAAATACGGTCACGATCTCCGGGCGGGTTCAGCGCGAAACCTTATCGTTGATATTTTTGAGGGTATACCACCAGAAGAGATTGAAAAGTGGAAGGGCAGCAAGGAGGCTAAAAGATATATTGGCGAAGCCAAAGATGCCCGCGCCGCGAAGTGGTATCTTCTTAACCAAATACAGGCGGACAGGATGAGGGCGCTATCAGGGAAGCAACCTTTAATCTCCCAGAGATTGAGGGCGAGGGGACACAACGATGCCGCGGACAAGATGGATAATCTGGTTGCAACTCATAGCGCCGAAGGGATGTCATACTGGCTTGACCTCCCGGTTGTTGTCGCCGCCGGCGCGGTGGCTGGGGCACGAGGCGTGACACTGGGTGCAGCAAGGGGTGCCGCAGCGCCAACTGCTCGCGGTGCGCTGGGCGGTGGAACACGGTTGCCGGCCCACCTCATTAAGGAAACAGGTGCTGCCGTGACAGAGGGAGCAGTCGAAGCCGGTGTGACGAAAGCCCCATTGGCGGCTCGTGCCGTACAGCAAACAGGCAAATGGGCAACGGAATTAGGGAAGCACGTCGAGAAGGTTCCTGAGAGGATGCGGGGCGCTACAGCAAGGGGCGCGGCTTTGGTGGCAGGAGATGAGGCGATTGAGGCAACGGTTGAGGCTACAATAAAAAACACGCAAATAAGATTGCTGAATCCGTTCGCATGGGCGAGTGAGATAACGGAGGTAACGGGGAAGGCTATCAGACTTGGCGGAGAAGCCACTGAAGCAGTCGGCAGGGAACTGGGGAGGAAACCCGGTGTAGCCGGTCCTCTTGCCCGAATTGCCGGCACGGCGGAAAATGAACTTTGGGTAAGGTCCACCGCATCCGCCCTGCGCAGGGCAGATCCGGCACTTCAGATAGGAGCAAATTTTGTCAGGGGCGGTGTGGCTGGCTCGGCAACAGGGTTTGGGTTAGGGGCATTAAGTGGTGACCCGGAAGTGGCGTATACGGCTGCCGGAACGGGCTTGGGGATGGGTTTACTTACAACAGTTCCCGTAACCCTTATGACCTCGGCCACAAGGTTACGCCAGCAAAATGAAGTTGCTACATGGCTACAACGGAAAGTGGCTGAGGAGAAATCACTTCGCAACAGTGGGCTGAACAAGGAGGCGGACGCCATGAGAGACGTTCATCAGATCCTTGCGGGTAAAGACTTTGATACACAGGTCCGCGCTGCTGAGATGGAAGACCTAGTGCGTGGGGTTTCTGAAATGTACGGGGTGCCCGAAGTTCCAATAAGATGGTTTTACGATGAAGGATCAATTGCCCGCGGGGAATATTCTAACGGAGAAATTCATATAAATCTTGCTAGGGATATTTCCGAAACATTGCCACATGAGGTGATGCATGCACTTGAGCAAGTGCCTCACAAGGGAATGCAGGAGGCGCTTGGAAGGATTAACACCGCCCTGTTCGGCATACCGGAACCTGGAGGAAAACGTATTGGGGGAATGTATAGCCCTGACGAACAGGTAGGATTCGCAAATCAATATTTGAAAAAGATGACCGAATTGAGGGATGCCACGGCAAAGAAACTTGAGGCTGATCCTGATAATATAAAATTAAAAGAGGCGCTTTGGTTGCAGCAAATGAATTGGGGGGAGTGGGCGAACAGGCAAGGGCTTGACCCATCGGTTCGGGAAGTGGATGCGGCGACATTATTTAGCAACGAAAAATTTCTTGATACACTGCATGCCGAGGTTCGTGCGGAATTACATTCGTCATACTATCGGGGGGAAGGCGCCGGCAGCACTTACCGAACCACCAGCGTTAAGCAGAAGTTCATTGACATGATGCTCCTCCAGGATTCCAGCAGCAAGCTGGGTCGGGCGAGAATGTTCCTTGAGCGCCGTGGAATAAAATTCGGGAAAGACGGATTGCCAAGTGAAATATTTTTACAACCCGGAACAGAGGGCAAGAATCCGAAAGGCTTGACCAGTAGCCCGCAGGTCAATGTGGCGATGCGGGATTATGTGAGGCTCCGAAAGAGCATCTTGGAGCGCATGCCGCCCGATGGGGCCGATGCTGATGTGGGGGTAGTTGTCTCAGCGAAGGATTTATCCTCAAAGGAAAATGCACCATTGGTGAAACTCGGATTGGGTGATGGCAATTTCGCCAAGGATCGTAACGGCAATTTACTATTGGTTGACGGCAAGCCGGTTCCGTTGGATCACACGACGATGAAGAGGAATGAGGCGGCGATGTCGGAAGCAGTGATGGGGGCACTGGATAAAGTCGAATCTGCCGGCGGTGTGCAGAGGGTTGATACCGCAGACGGCAAGGTTAGGTGGGAAGGGACAAACTTCAATAAGGAGCAACTTGATGCGTTGCTTGCCTTACCTAACGAAGTGTTGCCGCCAAGCATTAAGGAGAAGCTGAAGTACGTTCACGGGAAAATGCTCGCCGGTGAAACAATCAATATGAATTACAACGGGGCAGTGAAGGGTGATGGCCGCGGGAAAAAATACCGAAGCTCAATTTCCGCCAAGTGGACACATGATTGGTTTTATGCTGTAGAAATCACCAAGGCGGGAAACATAAACTACCGTAGATTGAACATCGATCACATCGTGAGGAAGATGCGCCGATGGGAATCTGAAAAGCATAAGGGAAAGTTTTTGGATTTATGGGACGGTAATGTCGGGGAGTTCAGGGCATCCATGCAACAATATCGTAGCAACCATCAAAAGGGGTTGCCCGGTGAAACTAACCTCCACCCTGATGCGAAAACCGCTAACGAGATGAGGCAACGACTCAATGAGGTCATTGATGTGTATCGTTCCGAGGAGGCTAGGACAGTCACGCTTTCCCCAAAAACCAAGAGACAAAGGGGACCGGAACGTGCTGCGAGGGCTGATCGTATCAACTGGATGAAGGACGGGTCCACTGAGTGGAGGATGGATGTTGGTAAGCTGAGGAAAGACCTAATGCCCGCCGGCAAGAAACCCGTCACCCCGAAGGGTGATAAGGGTGGTGCGCAGTATATGCCGGCGGCGGGCGGCGCGAAGGTCGCCAGAGTAACCGGCAAAGATACAGTAGTTCTGGATAAGGATTTTTCGGTACAGTTCATGCCGAGTCCAGTTGCTCCCAATGCAGTTCTAAAGGATTTCCATAAGAAGAAAGTTCAGATCCTCACCACCGACCTTTCCGTTGCGGCGGATAAAGCAGTTGACGGGGTGGTCATTAAGTTCGGTGGCGGCCCCGGTCATCTTGGATGGCATGATGGTTGGGGTTTTACGAATGAGGGATCAGGGAAGAGTTTTGGAACCAGATGGAGGCGCGAAGGGAACCCCCTGATTGGCATCACTTCCATGACACCAAATAATCATCTCAACCAACCTTTATCTAGAGAGTATTATACAGCCAAGTGGCGCGAAGGAATTGAGAATGGATTAATCTCAGAGAGGAAAGTGAACGAGCATGTGCGCGAGGTAATTGATCGCCTCGTTAAGAGCGAGGCAAAGAAAGCCGGGGCGCTTCCTGATAAAATCAAAGCACAATTAGCAAAGGTGAAAACCTTCAAGCAATTCTCTAAAATATTCCACGATGAGAAGATTATTCCGTGGACTCACGCCTCAAAGATTTACAAAAAACTAGGTCAGAAAACGCTACCAATTTCACATGATGAAATGGTTAGGCTAGGGGTAGACCTTGACTCCATTGCACACGCAACAAGGCAGCCCGAATACCATGAGGCGCCAACAGGGAGCTTGCTTGCGATAGCAGAATATGATGGCACCGCCCCAACATTCAGGCCGGACCTCAATAAAGCGTACCCGTGGTTTGTCCCGTTGAAGGAAAAGGCATTCCTGAAGCAGTTCCACGATGTCAGGAAACTTTCAACTGACAAGGATCTCCTCACCCCGAAAGGCAAGGTCAACCCCGGCACAATGATGGGTAAGGGCATTATGCTGGATAAACTCGCAAAGGGGGATGTTCAATACATGCCCGCCGGCAAGGACGCTAGTCCTGGCTGGAAACTCACCACCGATGTGGCGCTCGGTAAGATTCAAAAGGCCAACCCCGACATGAAGTCCATGAAGGGACCGACCATGCACAATCGGCTCAAGGATCTGGGCGCTCTGGAGGAGGAGGTTAAGTGGATTGAAGACCTGACCACTGGCGAGGCGCTCGACACCTGGATGAAGCGCCAGGACAAGGTAACCCCACAGCAGGTCAAGGACTTCATCGCCAAGAACCAGGTTGAAGTGTATGAGCGGGTTTATGGAGGGAAAGATTCAGAGGCACTCCGAAAAGCTGAAATGCGTGCGGAGGAGGCTGAAAGGACAATGTATGAAGCTGATGATCGAGGCACCCCCGCAGAATACCGGGAAGCGGAGGCAGATTACGTTGAGGCCAGGGACGATTTTGAAGCCCTACTGGAGACTGAAGGCGCCAAATTTGATAGTGACGATCTTGTGTTGCCCGGCGCCAAGGAGGGAAGCTACCGGGAACTGGTGTTGAGGGTACCGAGTCCCAAGAAGACGCCCAAGGTGACGGTGGAGAAAAGCCCCACCCCACTGGAACCCAATTCATACAAGATAAGGGTGGAGGGTAAACAAAGTATTCAGGCGATTGGCAAACGCTACGCAACCAGGGCAGAGGCAGAGGTTGCGGCAGCCGGGATAAGGAAAGCTAACCGCATCTTTGATAAAATCCCCGCCAGGGAAGAGTTCACCACCCAACACTTTGGAGATGACCCGAATGTTATCCTACACCTGCGAATGAATGAGCGGGTGGATGCGGACGGCAAGCGCATGCTCTTCATTGAGGAACTGCAAAGCGATTGGGCAGCGAAGGGAAGGCGCAAGGGATTTAAGGGTGCGGGGGATGACCCCAAGGTTGCCAAGCTGGAGAAGGAGTTGGCCGCTGCCCAGGCAGCCCGCAACAACCTTCCGCCGGCACCGGAATCCGAGCGGGCGATTTGGTCCAAGGAAATGATCTTGGTGGACAAACTCACCCGCGACTTGAGGAACGCCGAGATGATGCGGGACCAATTCGGTGAAAGCACATTCAAGGAGTCGGACAAGTGGAAGAGTCTGGGAATGAAAAGAGCCATTCGTTGGGCCGCCGAGAATGGTTATGATCGACTAGGGTGGATTACTGGCGAGGACACTGCCAAGCGTTACAACCTTGAGAAGCATATCAAGTCAATTGAGTTCAAGAGGGTTGGCCCGAAGATTTTCATGTCAGAGATTGGGGATGTGCGAGGACCAGGCACCGTCCCTCCGGGTCCGTTCGTTGCCAAGCATGCCAAGGGTGGTAAGCCGGGCAAACCAGTGGCGGAACCTTCCGGGAAGGATGTGCTGGTCACGATGAAGGATGCCAATGGATTTGAGATAGCCGCATATCGTGAGAAACGAATTTCTGCCAAGGATCTGGAAAACCATGTAGGCAAAGAAATGGCTGACAGGATTCTAACCCACAAGGATGAGTCAGGCATGATTGAGGGTGCCAACCTAGAGGTGGGGGGCAAAGGTCACAAACAGTTTTACGACATCGACCTAGTGAACCTGGTCAACAAGTACACCAAGAAGAAGTGGGGTGTGGAGGTTGGTAAGGTTGAGTTTAGCCTGAGAGCAGCAAAGGACGCTGCCGCACTGAAGGGTATCCCTGAGAGAATCAAGACCGCCCACTACATTGACATCACGCCGGCCATGAAAAAGTCGGTGATGACTGAAGGGCAGACCATGTTCATGCCGGCGGGGAGGAAGAATGGAAAGGTTAAGCCGCGCACGGGCAGCGCGACTGCCAGGAAACCGAGCATGAGGATCCCGATGGGGGCAGTAGCAAAACAACTCAGGCTTGAGAGAGATTTGAAAAAACTAAAACGCAACTAACAATGAAAGGGTGGTTTCATGCAGCGTTGGATATTCGCGTCAGATTTACATGGCGATCAACAGGATAAGGCGGCAGTAAAGGCGTTGCATACCGCAACGGAATCTTTCAAGCCGCACATCCGAATATTTGGTGGGGATTTAATTGATGCCCGTCCTTTGAGGAAAGGTGCGGGTGCCGAGGAGAGAAGCGAGTCCATGCTTGTGGATTGGCGGAAGGGTTTGGAGTTTATCTCCACCTGGCAGCCTACTCACCTGCTGATGGGTAATCACGATC